CTCCCGTCATCGTACCATTCATTAATAATAGTCAAAAGAGCGAAAGTTATTTGAGGTAATTGTCTTTTATCAAAACCCTTAAAATCTCCTGCTCCTTTATTCTTAATATCTCCGAAACTATTTAATTCTCTTGCCAAAATATCCCATTCTTGTGAATACCAGTTTACACCGATAGCCATACCATTTAGGATTCTATTCTTCATTATCCATAAAGAAAAAGCTCCAAAATACATCCTTACTATAATTACGTAAGGTGTTGGTGAACCAAAGAATAAGCGAGTCTCACAAGATTTAACCTTTCTAATACTTCTCTTTTCATCCTTAAGTGAATCTGAGAAAATATGTAACGATCTATAACCTTTTCTAGCTAATTCAACAACTTCTTCAACTTTGAGTTTCAATTCTTTACAATTATCATTAGTTAAATCATAAGTCTCAGTATTCCCAAAGAAATAGAACTTCCTCTTCTCTTTTTGTTCGAAAGAGTAAGGGTAACCAGATGAAGTTGCTCTTTTAATTGAATGATAATCGGGATCATCTTCTAATCCTAGAACACCTTCTTCAAATGTGTACAAACGTTTTTCAACTGGTACTGTCGAACTAGTATTCAAATTCCACGCCAAACTAGCTACACCGAAGTCAACTAATTCAGTAGGGATAGAATATTGAGCAGGGCAATAACCGCTTAATGCTATGTACATTGGATCTTTACCTCCTCTCGGGCGCAAAACAGCAATAGAACAAGTAGTTTCTGGTAAATATTTACCGAGAGGACTTCGTCTCATTCTAGATGATGCGTACCTTAGTTTGTTATACTTGGCTTTTCCAATAAATTCTAAATTGGGTAGTGAATATGAACAAACAGAACTTTGAGCAGTCGCTTTGGCGTCGCCAAGACCGACAATCTCATGATTATTCATGGGACTTGCTCCTATTGCTTCTTCTATTATATCTCTACCTAAATTAGCAGAATAACCAACCATTCTAACCGAATCGCCTGCAACATGCATTCCTACAATAATAGCTTGATTTTTGGAATTTAGTTCAATTAATAAAGCTCCGCAATCACCATGTTGTGTAGAAGCTCCATACTGCAATGCTCCTTGTAGTTCATAAGCTTCAACATTAGCGTCGTCAGCACCTACAGTTAAAACTTGTTTCTTGACAATATATTTTGTCATTTGTTGCATTCTTTGATTTCCAGGGTGAGATTCAGTCTTACGACAATTTATCAAAACTCCATCCTTAGGTATAGTACTTCGCTTAGATTGTACTGGTGGTATAAATTTCGTTATATCACTACCAGGTTGAGTGAATTTTGGTGCTTGCCAAATAATTAAATCTTGGTTTTCCAAAGCGTCGGATTGTATCAAACCTTCCATGAAATCTTCTCCAGTAACTTTGATAGTGCTGTGATTACCTCCTGTCTTATTAATTACTACATCCAATGTAACTTTACCTTTAGGATCTCTTTCAAGACAATCATCCATTTCAGCTAAATATGTGTCTACAATACATGCGAAATGCCTAGGCATTAAGTAATATCGGTCACGAAGCAAAAGAATTGATCCTGGTGAATCGTGATAAACTTTGTCATCATTGGTAAAAATGACATCAAAGTTCCTAATACTCTTTGTAAAAATTAAATTGGTAATAGAGGTTAATTGAGTTTCTCCTTTTTGTGGTCTAGTTCGATTCTTGAGTCTAGCAAGACGTGAGTTGCGATTCGCAACTTTAAGTCTTCCTTCACTAGAACTTAAACTAGAGGGAGAAGCTTCATTGATTTCTACATCAGTAACTTGTTTTTGAGACAAATGAATCATACATCCAGCAGCTAATAAACCTATAACTATTGAAGCAGTAATTTGTTTATGATACGGATTCTTCAAAAATAGATTGAAATAGAATGACGTCGTTCCTATACCTGAGTTCCACCAGTGAATTATCTTACACTGTATAAAAATCTTATAATACCTAATAAAAGAACCTGCATCAGAAACTCGAGATATTAAGGCTACCAATTTATCACTAAGAGTTCGTAAAATAAAATGAGACTTAACAACAATGTTACTCATATCAAGTGTAATACCTGACAAATTTAGTGACCTTGGTAAAGTAACATCAAGTTTGCTAGTACAAATCATTCCTAAGAACGCAGATTGGATACTTTTGTAGTCGTTCAACATCCCATGCGACAATGGATTTTCTGAAAATAAAGTTTCCTCAATGATATCTCTGTTTTTATACAGAATCATATCAATCTCCATACCTGTTAGTTGAACTCCAACACCCAAATAATAAGCATTATTGAACGCCGTTTTAACCAATCGGTTGTATATCCATGAAGGTGGACTAGACAAAAATTCTCTATTTTCCCATGGTATCCATTCTTTCGTTGTAGCATCATACTGTATTTTAGTAGTTCCAGTATGACAATACAATTCATTCAATTTATTCCATTCTTTTTGGGATGTTTCAAGTTTTGTCTTAATTTTTCCAACCATTGACAAACATTCATCTTTAGCTGATGTCGACTCGGGCTCACTTATTTCATCATCACTTGTGTCAGTGTCAGATAAACTTGGTGGTTCGGTAAAGAATAACCCTTGACTTTTGGCAATACTGGGGAATTCTTGTAATTCAAGCTCAGCAAGGTCGTGTTCCAACTGTTTTTCGCGATTAAGCTTTAATGCACGTTGGGCAACTAATGCATCGATGACTTGATTATAAGTCCAATATTCTCCCGTAGGAATATACTGATTTGTGTTTTTGCCACCATATCTCATGACCTCAAATCTCCAAACCTGAGGTACAATTTGTGTTGCAAATTCTCCTTGAGGTAATTTTGATATATCTGGCATGCACTTTTCATCAGTAAATTCTTCTTCAATTGAAACTCTCAAAACAAATTCGAATCTCCTCATAAAAGCACCTCTCTCTGCAATTGTATCTAATTTAAAAGTAGTAACATTAGTAGTTGCTATGATAAATTTTGAAGCAAAGAAATTTCCTGCCTTATCTTTAACATCAGAAA